CAGGGATGTTTAAATCAATAAGAGACATTGGCGTACCTTTAACATCGCGTTGGTTGCAATATAACACATTGCTGCAAATATGCAAAAGCCCAGCGTTTTGCTGGGCTAGTGCTTAGATATGTGCGCGCTTTACTCAGCCGCAATCTCTTCGGCTTCCTCTGGTTCAGCTTCCAAATCTGCCGCCAGTAGCTCAAGAGCCTTCTGCCGCCCCATGTGAAGCTGATCCAAGTTGAATTGCGCGTTGCCCAGCTTTCGATCTAAGTCATTCACATGGTTCAGCAGTGTTGATTGCCGTGGGGTTAAGTCATCCAAGTTGTATTCAACGTCATTGACCGTGATGGTTTTCTTTTCGTCTTTTGCCATCGTTAGTCTCCTTTATGAGTTTGCTGCAATCGCAGCGTTCACCGCTGTCATGTCTTCTGTAGTCCAGAAGTCCTTAGCAACCATTAGTTGTAGATGCTCTACGTTGCGTGACACAGTGTCAGCCCAATCAGCATCTTCCATGCCCTCTGGTTTGCCAGCGTTTAGCAAGTCTACGCTATGCCCCATTGCTGTGTAGTGTTGTGCGATTTCTTCCGCAGTTGGTGTATCAGTCATGTCTTTCTCCTTTTCTGACTAATGTTATGCGTTTTCTAGGGCGTCTAAACGGCTTTCAATAGAAGCTAATCTCTGCTCCGTTGCTGCGCCAATGAATGACAATAGCTGTGGATACCTGATGCCTTTTCTGTTGCGTTCTGTGGCACCCTCTGGGGCTTCTTCGGCTGTCTCGTAGGTGTCAGTGCGTGTGTAGGCTTCCTGTGCCTCTACGCCGTTCTCCTCGTCTGCCTCAACCGCTGGGACTTCTGTCTGTGTTTCCCACCAAGTTGAGCTGATGAAGAACGCATAGTCACCTGCATTCAACCCTGCGTCAGTCATTGCTTGCTCTACGTCTTGAGCAATAACACCTGAGTGTGTTCGTGCTGCGTCACCCTTTTCTGCAACGCTGTCGTTCCACTTAAAGGTTTTGAATAGCTTGCTGATTGCCTTGGCTGCTGTGATCTCTGCATCTGTCAGTGAGGCAATCTGCTGCTTTTCGTTTTGGTCAGATGTTTGGATGGTGCCGTTGGTGGCGTAGATGTCGTCATAACGAAAACCAGCTTCTCCTAAATCCCTAACGTTATCATTAAAAGGAGAGAAACTAAGGGAACTCCAGAAAAAACAACTACTGTTTGAACTCTGAAGTAAACCGAAACTTCCTTCTGAATTGATAGCAATCCTAGCGCCAGAATTGCTGCGAATACTCCCCACAACGGTGCCGTCTTTGAAAAAGCCTATAATATCACCATCAGACGTTTTGCGATTAAATGCGGCACTAAGTTGTCCATCAGTAACAAATTGATTGTCTGTAGACGATAATCTAGCACCAACTGTACTAAAAGAAGAACTCGTCTTACCCACCAGCAAGTTACCACTGCTGTCGATGACTTGCCTAGGATTACCATCCCCATCCGACAGCACGATGTAGTTGCTTGAGGTGCGGATGTCCAAGCCGCCTTGGTTGCCGTTGTAGCCGCCAAGGATGGTGTTTTTTGAGCCTGTTGTTACAAAATAACCAGAGTTTGCATATGAGCCACCAACAAAGCAGTTACCAGAGCCTGTTGTTAAGCTAGTTCCAGCACCTTGACCAATAATGGTATTATAGTTGGCGGTTGTTGCTGAAAAACCAGCACCTTGACCGATAAAAATATTGTTAACACCAGTAGTATTACTAAACCCCGCCTGATACCCAACAGCAGTGTTGTTGCTGGCGGTGGTGTTGGAGAATAACGCATCAGCACCAAAAACCGTATTAGCGCCGCCTGTCGTGTTGTTAATCCCAGCACCAGAGCCGCCCATTGTGTTATAAGAGCCTGTTGTATTTGCATACCCAGCCAAACGGCTTAGAAACGCATTATAAGTACCAGTAGTATTACTATAACCCGCCTGATACCCAACTGCAGTGTTGTTGCTGGCAGTGGTGTTGGAGAACAGTGCCTGACGACCAAACGCAGAATTGCTAGCGCCAGTAGTGTTAAATCTTAAAGCATCGTGACCAAATGCTGCGCCGTTATCACCTGTTGTGTTTGCATACAATGCGCTTGATCCGAAAGCGGAGTTGCTACTGGCAGTTAAATTAGAGAATAAAGACCTCCATCCAACGGCAGAATTGTTAGAGCCTGTTGTGTTAAAGCGAATAGAACCTGTGCCAATCCCCACGTTTTGAGAGCCAGTAGTTGTATCACCTAGTACACTATCAGCACCAACAGATGTATTGTTGCCACCTGAAGTAAGGTCAACCAACGCACCATCACCCAAAGCCACGTTGTTTGTACCAGTAGGATAATTCCCATCCAGCTTGATCGTGCCGCCATCGACTGACAGGTTGCCGCCAATGGTTAGCCCTGTCAGCGTGCCAAGGCTCGTCACGTTAGCCTGCGCGGCAGTTGCCAATGTACCAGTAATGCTTGTGTTGGCTGTCAGCGTTGTAAACGTACCAGCGCCCGCTGTCGTGCCGCCAATCGTTACACCATCCAACGTACCTGAGTTAATATCAATGCCAGTGATGGGCGTGGTACCGTCAAGCAGATCGTCAACGCTATCCCAGTTACCATTTAGGTAGCCGCCCCAATCGTCTTCATCCGCACCGACGACTGGTTTATTAAAGCTGTACGTTGTGGTTGTTGTTGGCATATCTATCTCCTATGCGGCATCAGCCCAAGTTTCGCTTGCAGCCGAAGCATCTGTCCATGTTTCCGATGTAGGGGGAATGGCAGACCAGCTATCGGTCACGCTTGATGCATCTTGCCATATTTCGCTTGCAGGATCAACCTCTGTCCAAACTTCAGCCGTGCCAGCAAGCGGCTCCCACTTTTCAATCGCATTGCAAACCGTACTGCAAACAGTACCAATAGCAGCACTGCTAAACTGCACGCGATTTACCGTTGCAACATTTGTTGTAACGACAGCCACAGTTGGGGCAATGCTTACGACTGTCACAGCATTTGCTGCAACACTCGCGCTAGACGCAACCGCAGCAGCGCCTAAACGTATGCGCTCAATAGCACCAGTATTGCTTGCGGCAATGCTAACAGCCGCGCTTTGTTCGCGCACGCGCTCTACAGATGCCGAATTTGTTGCGCTTGCAGCAACCGTAGCGTCACCCTCACGCACGCGCTGGGCTGCGCTTGTAGCAGACGCGGCAATGCTAGACGTTGCGCTGACTTCACGCACTCTTGTCGCGGCAGATGTATTGCTTGAGCTAGACGCAACGATAGACGCAGCAAGGCGCACACGCACAACGGCAGATGCTGTGGATGTGACGCCAATAACAATGGCTTCGCCTTCTTTGAAAGCACCGCTGACGCCATACGCCTCAACGCCATATAAGCCTTTGCCGTAAGCGCTGCGGTACGTTACGTCAGCCATTTATTTAGTCCATCGTAATGTCGAGGTCATTCGCTGGCAGGCGTAAAACATCGCCTGTGTCAATCGCCTTGCTTGTTGTCAGTGCTGCATAGGCAATCAAGTTGCCAGCAGAGACAGCATCAAACACGCCAATGTGCGTAACTGTGCCATACGAGGCAGTCGCAGTCGGAAACTCAATCGCGGCTGAGTTTGTCGCTTCATTGCCCGACACAGTGAAGGTTGCGCTCTGCCGCGCGTAGGCTGTGCCAGATGTGCTGACTTCAGTGCCTGACGCATCTTCAGCGGGATTGCTTGTGAACAGCGCAACGTACCAAGCTGTCGGACGTGTGACAGACGTGGTTGTGAACAGGTAGTTCAGCGTGTGTGTTTCAAACGTATTGGATAAACTCATCAGTAACTCCGTATTTTCATGCGGCGACCAGAGCCACCAAATTTAGAACTTTCGCTTTCCGCATTTATACCATCAATTGCGCTCTGATACAAAGCAGCCCAAACTTGAGTGCGCACATCGTCTTTTAAGTACGGCGCTGAGTGAACCAAAGCGCCATACAAATACGCATCAGGGAAATACTCCAAAACCCAGTTCGACGTATTACTGTCAGACAGCGCGGTAATGCGTGAGTAGTAATAAAGCTCTGCCGTGTATGTCCCGTTAGGCGTGGGGTAAACCTCAATCTCGCCAGCAGTAATCGCGTAGTAATGCGGTTTACCTGTCGTATCTGCATTGCGATACCGACGATCTACCATCTCGCTTTGGCTAATCAGTTCTAGCGGTGAACTGTCATTTGAGGTAATATAAAAGCGTATTGCCTCAAGAAAATCAGCAGGGATTGCGCTGTACTGCGTGTCTAGCTCAGCCGTGCTACGCTTTTCCTGACGCCAATGCTTCACGCGGCGCTGCATGTCAGCTTCAGCCAACGTGATAAAATCAGGTATGGCAGAGGTTAAATCATCGCGGTTCAGAAAATCCGCAATGCTCGTCTTTAGTTCTGCGTATGTTGTAAGTGCCATCTAGCAGTCCCATGCTTTGCGCGACCAATAGTTGGCGCTTAGTTTACTTGTTTTTCCCTTAATCCCACCAGAGCGTGCGCAGTAGCTTTTCTTGCGGGCAGGCTGATCTTTCTTAATGCTCATGTTAGGATCGCCAAAGTTAATCTTGCGCACTTCATCGCCCTCTACAGCAAGCACCTCAAACTTCTTTGGGCCACCACGGCGTGGCTTGTTTATCGCCGTAAAACCGTGGCGCTTCTTAGCTGCTGCTATTTTTTCTGAGCGTGTGCGTGGCATTACATACCCATCATTGCTGGATTAATGCCCATAGAACTCAAATAGCGCGCATAACCGCGACGATAGTTTGCTGGGTCAACATAACGATCTACGCCTGACATAGCTGCACGCTCTGCGTCAACAAAATCACGGAAAGACATAACGCCCTGCGGCATAGCTGGGGCAGAAGGTGACATAGCTGATGGGTAAGCTGCTGTCGGCGTTGCTGGTGCCATTGGCGCTAACTGCTCTGATATTGGGGGAACTGGGGCAGTGCCTGATGTTGTATTGCCAGCAGGACTTAGCGCTGCAGTGGTTGCAACTGGGCGAGGCAGGTTAGGCGCACCGCGACCAGCTTCACCCATGTACATACCTGCGTAACTTGGGGCTGGGTTTAGTATACCAGCGGCGCGACCACCAGCGCCCATTGGCTGATTTATTTCCATCATGCGCTGAGCTTCTTGCCTGCGCTGTATTTCTGCCTGCACAGCAGGATTAGGCCCACCAAGCGGTGCGTATGGGTCTGTAGCAGGTGCAGCAGGGCGCAACTGAGGGCGCGGGCTTGATGTAACCGTAGGTACGCTACGCTTAACAACAGAAGGTGTAGCTGCTGCACGCGCTGCTGCTGCGGCTTGCTCTTCAGGTGTGCCGATCTTATCTAACAGCCCCAAAGCCTTGCGACGACGAGCGCGGCGCTTAGGGTCTTCAGAGCCATACGGCGTGGCAATCATGTTGGCTATTTCAGAGAATATGCCGCCACCTTGAAACTCGCCGCCCATTTGACCGCGACCACCACCATCAATCATATCCATGAAGTCCAGAAATTTTGCACGGTCTGCCATTACTTTTTCCTTTTTTTACTCTTGCTCAGCTTCTTCAAGTCTGCAGCAGTAATTTTCTTGCGTGGTGGAGCCACTGCGGCTAACTTCTTTTGCTTTGGGCTATACTTAGAATACGGCATTAGGACTTCACCTGCTTTTCCCATTCATAACACTTAACCTGCGTGATTGTATACGTTGGATATTTCATCTGCAAAGATGGAACTCCGTTCTGCATAAAATCAGCAATGCATTCATTCTCATCGACATACGCAGGCCCACCGACTGCAAAGCAGTAATTCTGAGCGCACAAAAGAACAAACGCGGTAAACATTACATCACTTCTTTACTTTCTTCTTAGCTGTCTTAGCTGCTTTCTTAAATGCTGCAGCAGTTGGCGCACCTTTTGCACCAACTTTGCGCATCTTTTCGCCAGAGCCTGCTGCAATTCTCTTACGCTTTCGGTGAATATTTGCATAGAGACCCTTTGCCATTACTTCTTAGCCTTAGCCATGCATTTACCCTTACGCTTACACGCCATAGGGGTTGGACAACCTTTGCACGGTTTAAAACCAGCTTTGCTTCCCATTTTCTTTCCATACGCCATAGCTAACTCCTTTTGCTGCAAACGTACCACATTACGCTATTCCACGCAAATTCCTTCTAATTTCGCCACGCCAGCTAGAGAATGACCCAGACAAAGCCGTTGCAGCATCGGAAGCCATCGTCAAGCACAGCGCATCAGCCAAGTCAGGAGAGGCCAAGCCACGCTTACGCATCTCATCTTTACTTTCAGCTTTCATCTTGCCTGAACTGGTAAAGCTGTAGCGAATGCTGGTTAGCTCCGCGATAAGCTGGTCATTCTTCGGTAGCTTACAAGAACGATCCTCAAGCCAACCCTTCGTCTTAAACCAAAGCTCACTGCGCAGATTAAGATAGGTATCGCCCATGCTTGGCGCTTCAGCCACATTTACACCGCGCACAGGCAGGCCAATCTCACGCAAGCGGTCCACCACACCTGAGCCTACGCCAATGCTATCGACAAGGATTTGCGTAGGCTGTCTGCTGGGCGGCAACGCCTCATACTCAGCAACAACCCTACCTACAGTCTGCATCAAGTCTAGCCCAGACCAAGACCTAAGCTCAGTCACAATCGGACCCTGACGCTTACACAGCGCAGTTTTATCCTGCCCAAAGCGCGCTACGTCCAAGCCCCAGACCGCTTTAGTATCCTCATCAATCTGCACATCGCGGTGCGTGGCATTCTCCACAAGATGAAACGGGATAATCGTGTCATCGTCAGCAAGCGGAAACTCGCCCAGCACACGAATGCGAAACGCATTGCTTTCCTCGCCATACCTGAGCCGCATCTCTTCAACAAACTCATCGCTCACCAGAGGGCTATCCACGCATGACCAACGGCGTGTCCACCAGCTATCTGCCATGCGCGTTTGGCTTTCGAAAAACGTACCGCTGCTTCGCGTGGGGTTGCTCAGCATAATCGTAGTCGCGTTATGGCCCGACATAGAGCCAGCCGCAGCCTCAAATACCTGTTCAGGTACACCAGAAGCTTCATCCACAACGAGCATAACATGCTCACTATGTACACCAGCCAGCGCTTCTGGAGTTTCTGCTCTACTGGTACGTGCCGATATAAACATCTCAGCAGGCGCAGAAGTGTGCTCAACGCGATCCGACTTAACGTTAAGTATGCTCTGCAACCCTTCAGGCAACTCGTTTATCCAGCGCTTTAGCTCTGCGAAAAGCGCATCAAAAAGCTGACTGCTGGTGGGCGCAGTTACAACAACTTTATTTGGGTAATGCATCAAAAAATACCATAGCATTGCCCAAGATGCTGCTGTAGACTTACCAGTACCATGACCCGACCGAATGCTAATCTTGCGTTCGCCAGACGCAATCGCTTCCAGAAATTCTGCCTGATACGGCAATGGTTCCACGCCAAGCACCTCTTGCACAAATAAAGCAGGTTTTTTGCCGTACCGCTGCACAAAGTCAATCATCGTATTTTCTGCGAGATTACTCATGGTCAATCACCTTAACCTTCCGCAGCGCATCTAAATGGAAATCACCAATATTAATGTTGATTTGCTGCTGGTTTTTCCCGCCGTATCGCTCCTGATTGTACGATTGCGCTGCGAGGTTGCGCTGACCGATAATCATTTTGCCCAACCCCAAGTCAACTTGGCTCAAGTTGGCCTCACTCGCGTCCCGCGTGCTATTCTCATCAAGCGCCTCAAAAATCTCTCTCTGGCGGCGCTCTGTCATGTCTGCAAGCATTTCAAAAGTCGCCTCAAAATGCGCGTCTGCAGCGTGCATTCTGGCGCTATCCACAGCAGCCGTAAGCTCTGCGTCAGACAAAATAAGATTGCGCAGGGTGCCGCTATGCATATCCATCTGCTTCGCTAGGCTGCGAATAGAATTTCCCTCAAGTATCCACTCCCGCAAAAATTCAGCGCCACCCATTTGCTTAATTTCAGCTAAACGCTTCTTCTGCAATGACCTGCCAGCCATACCAAAT